GGAAAACCCATTACCTTGGGTAGAATGGATCATCGCAGGTGATAGCTTTAAGAACTTCTTTGAAGGTACTGTGACAGACTACAGTGCCGCAGGAATGGTAGGAGATTGGGGATGGTCTTAATTAAATTAGGTAGTCCCGAGCATCCTGTCTGGGTTTGGGTTCAACATATAATGAAGGATCGTAGGCCCCACACTTTACAACATCCTAAGGACTCTTAGAGTCCCTCTACAAGCCCCGTACGGTAAGCCCTACGGGGTTTTTTCGTTTAGAACCACGCCCTAAGGATACTGAGATTTTGGAGGGTGTATGGAAATCAACGAATTACCTACCAAATCGGTAGACTTACTAAGATACTTAGAACAAGTTTATCCCGACAAGGTAATAGCAAAAGAACTGAGCCCGTATGAGCAAGGTTTACAACATGGTGTCATTAATTTGATACGTCATTTACAACAGTTACAACAAGGAGAATAATATGGGCGGACTATTCAGTTCAAGTTCACCGGCACCTAAGCCACCTCCACCACCGGCTGCACCTGTAGAGGAAGCAGAATTTAAACCAGGTGGCGAGGACGAGAAAGGTCGTAAGAAACTTAAAACATTAGCGAGCGGTAAGAAGAGGCTACAAATCCCTCTTACTAAGACCTCAGCTAAGAAAGCAGTACAAACAGGTAGGTCATAATTATGGAAATGGATAAGTATAGCTTGAAGTCCCGATGGACTAAATTGGACGGTGCTCGTAGTGCTGTTATAGATAGAGCCCAACAATGTGCTGAGCTAACTATCCCTTCACTACTTGTACAAGACTCACATACCGAGGAGGTGTCGTTATCTACGCCATACCAATCGTTGGGTGCGCGTGCTGTAAACAATTTGGCTAGTAAGTTGCTACTAAGCCTACTGCCCCCTAATGCCCCTTTCTTCCGTTTTGTGCCTGATAAGATGGCCATGATGGAGTTAGAGGCTAAGGAGGCAGGCTCTATAAGTAATATCCAAGAACGTCTTGGTGATCTTGAGAGAGGATTAGCATCACAGATTGAAAGGGAGGCCCTGCGTGTTCCCGTATTTGAAGCTCTGAAGCTTTTAGTGGCTACAGGTAATGCTTTGATCTACAGAGATGATAAGGAAGGTACTCGCGTATTTAACCTTAATGCTTATGTAGTCAAGCGTAGTCCTGAGGGAGATTTAAAGGAAATCATTACACGCGAACAGGTACGTCATGAAGACCTACCGGAGGGTTTAGATACAACAGGATCAGAAGATAAGGACATTGACCTGTACACATGTATCAAGTGGAATGGTAAGAAGTATGATGTATGGCAGGAGGCTATGGAGCAGGAAGTTCCTGGTACTCGTGGTACATACAATACTAAGAACTTACCTTACATGCCATTAAGATGGACAGCAGTTCACAATGAGGACTACGGACGAGGTCTTGTAGAACAATACATTGGTGACCTGAGAAGTCTTGAGGCCCTTGCAATGAGTATCGTTGAGGCATCAGCCGCAGCAGCTAAGGTACTCTTCTTCGTGGATCCTGTAGGTTCTACACAGATCTCTACGGTAGCTAAGGCAGAATCAGGTGCAATCGTTAAAGGACGCGCACAAGATGTATCTACACTACAGATGGATAAATCTCATGATTTGAACATTGCGTATCAGACTATGAATGATATTCAGCGTAGATTAGCATCGGCATTCCTATTAAACGAGAGTGCTAGACGAGATGCTGAGCGTGTTACTGCGGAAGAAGTAAGACTAATGGCAGGAGAGTTGGAGGATGCCCTAGGTGGTATCTATAGTATCCTTACACAGGAGCTACAACTTCCTCTAATTAAATTGATGATGATCACCTCGAAGGTTAAGTTCCCTGAGGGACTTATTGAGCCTGTCATTGTGACTGGTGTAGAAGCCTTAGGCCGTGGTCATGACTACAATAAATTGGTACAGTTCTCTCAAACACTACAACAACTACTAGGTCCTGAGATATTTGCTCAGCACACAAATGTAGATGCAGTGATTGAACAGATTGGTACCTCACTTGGTATTGAGACAGAAGGTCTTATCAAGACCCAAGAGCAGATTCAAATGGAACAACAACAAGCTATGATGCAGCAGATGGCACAGCAAGGTATGGGTGCAGCCGCTGAATCAGGTGGTAAAGCTGCGGGTGAAGAGATGGGCGGTGGTATGGCTCAACAATTTGCTCAAGCTATGGGCGTTCCAAACCAAAAAAACTAAATAGGAATACATATGTTAGTAAAGGGATATGAGGAAGTCATGAAAGAGACTCCTCAACAGAGGTTAGCTAAGGAATATGCTAAACGTCAAAAACAGAAATCAATTAAACCTGTGGAGGGTAAAGAAAAATGTCAGAAGAAAACAACAACAACACGCAAGAAGAAGTAGTATTAACTGAGGCTGAGCAACAGGCACAGCACGATCAAGCAATGATTGATAAGGTTGATGCTAATAATACGAAAACCTCAGATGAGTTGAAGACTGATCAAGAAAAGATGCTTGCAGGTAAGTACAACTCCGTTGAAGAATTGGAGAAGGCTTACGAGCATCTACAAAGTAAACTTGGTAATCAGAATGAGGAGAATACCGAGGAACCTGCGGATAATGAAGAAGTAGCAGGTAAAGAGGAAGCCGAGGCCATCGCTGAAGAAGCAGGTATCGACTACCAAGCCCTAGAGGGTGAATACCAGGAGTATGGTCAATTATCACAAGAGACCTATGATGCCTTAGCGGAAGCGGGTATCCCTAATGCCATGGTAGATGCCTACATTTCAGGGCAGGAAGCACTGATGCAGACTACAGTCAATAAAATGTATGACATTGTAGGTGGTGAATCAGAGTACCAATCAATGATTGAGTGGGCTCGAGATAACCTAGGTGAAAACGAGATCGAAGCATTTAATAGCTCTCTCGTAAATGAGTCTACATCAGAGTTTGCTATTCAAGGCCTTGCAGCACGATACAATGCTGAGAAAGGCCCTAACCTCGTTAAAGGTGGTCAGAATGTTAGTCGTACTGGAGGGTACGTTTCAAAGGCTGAGATGATGACAGATATGGCAAACCCACAATATCAAAGAGACCCTGCGTATCGCGCAGAGGTTCAGCGCAGAGTTGCTATAAGTAACTTTGAGTAGTTTATGGGGATGTTAATAATAGGTTGTAGAGTTCCCCCTCCCCTCTGTCTCTATGTTATTCCTATTAGTCCCCACCTAATTAAGTACAACAATCAGAAGTTGCCCCGATAGATATGCTGAGGTATATGTAGAAGGATACCCTCATTATGAGAGAGTACTGCCAGGCAGTGTAGTAGCCTAAATACTACAACAGTGTTCCTTTGGGAACAGTTTTTAATAACATAAAATAAGGAAAATATTATGGCAGATTTTAATCCGTCGCAAGGTATTGGTACTAATGATCGTAGCGCAGCAGCTGCTCATTCTGACCGTGCCTTAGCAATTAAAGTATTCTCAGGTGAGGTATTAACTTCATTCGAGACAGCAAACATCTTCTTATCGAAGGTACAAACACGTACAATCAAGTCAGGTAAGTCTGCATCATTTGCAGTTATTGGTAAGTATGATTCAGCAGTTGATACACACGTACCAGGTACAGACATCACTCCAAACTTAATCAATGCAGGTGAGCGTGTAATCGAGATCGATGATCTTAAATACGCTTCAGTATTCGTTGATAACTTTGAAGAAGCAATGCAGCACTATGAGACTCGTTCTCAGTACTCTACAGAAATGGGTCGTAGATTGGCTAAGACAGTTGATCAGGCTATCATTGCACAGTTAGATGCTTGTGTAGCAGGTTCTAATAATGGTGGTAAGGATACTAATGGTGGCGAAGGTCAACCAGCAGCTCAAACTGCAATTACTATTGATACAGCTGCTGCAACTACTTCAGGTACTAAGGGTGATGCAATCATCGCGGCTCTATTCGATTCTCAAACAGCAATGGATGAGGACGATATCCCAGGTGATCGTAACGTTGTTATGTCTCCTAAGAACTACAACCGTCTAGTACAGTCAGGTGCAGTTCATAAGGATATGACTACTGGTAACGGTGGTATCGATTCAGGTAAAGTTACTCAGATCGCAGGTCACAACATCATGGTGTCTAATAACATTAATGAAAATGATATCTACATGTTCACTCAGAACGCTGTAGGTGTTGTTAAGTTGCTTGACGTTAAATCTGAGGTTAACTACATCCCTGAGAAATTAGGTGATCTAATGACTTCATCTTACGCTATGGGCTTCGGTGTTCTAAACAACGGTTGTGTTGTTAAGATGTCTACAGAAGACTAATAGTAATTAAGGGTTCCTTCGGGGGCCCTTTTTTTGATTTTTTTGGAGAAATTCTATGACTGAGTTGGAAGGTGTAAATATTGCACTACAAACAATTGGTGAGATGACACTAACTACAGCTAATAATATTGCTGATGTATATGAGGCCAAAACAGCCCTAGAGATTCTCACAGAGACTAGACGTTCAGTACTGACTGAGGGTCTTAACTGTAATACAGATAAAGATTGGGAATTAACTGCGGATGTTGCTGGTTATATTGCAGTACCATCTAATATGCTAAGGTTAGAAAGTACAGGTTCTGAATATTTAATTATGAAGGACAATAAGGTATACGATAAGGATAATCACACATTCCTATTCGATCCTTTAAGTACTCATAAGGTAGATGCTACCTGGGACTTAGATTTTGATGATATTCCTCATACTATTGCATACTACATTGCCGTGAGGTCAGCACGTATCGTATCCCAAAGACTAATTGGTAGTGCTGATATTATTCGTGTACTTATGGATGATGAGGAGAAAG